GCAGCCGACAAACTTGGTGGCGAAGACGATGCTCTCTCATATTGGAAGCAGATAGAGAAGTCTGCCGGGTACAGTTTCAACCGCTCGCATTCTGCGGTATACGCGCTTGTGGCGTATATTAATCAGCACTTCAAAATCAAATATCCGAGCTACTATTGGGCTGCCGTTTTGGACTTTGATGCGAAAAAGAATGACGACGAAAAGCTTTCTGAGAATCGACGAGCAGCGGCGGCGATGGAGGTTCGAGTTTTGAATCCAGACATCAACAAATCGAGGGCCAGTTTCTATATAGAAACTGATAAGTCTTCAAAATCATTGGACGATTTGCTTTTTGCTCTTCCGATTCGCTGGTCTTTCGGGGGAATTAAGGGCGTTGGACCAAAAACTGCTCTCGCCATTGAGGCTGGTCAACCGTATGTTTCCTTTGAGGATTTTTACAATAGAGTGAACAAATCGGCAGTTCGTTTCGACGGGATGCTCGTTATCGCCTATGCGGGGGTTTTTGACGAATGGTATGACAGATCGACGGTCGTTAAGTTGATCTATGAATTTCATAATAATAAGAAGGGCTTAAAGGAAAAGAAAAAACTCCCTGCATTGACGAACAACTTTATGCTCTATAAGTTCTATGAATCATTGGGCTATTTTGAACAAAGTTTAAAGACGTTATTCGATGGGTTTCCAACTGACGTCAGAGGCCGCAAATTGTGGTTTGTAGAGGATGAGATTCGAGATCTTGTCGATGGATCACCCTGCATGGTCGGAGGCATCCTGGTCGATGTGAGCAGCTTCAGGACGAAGGCTGGAGATCCGATGGGAAAGGCTCGGCTGATAGATCTCGATGAGGAAATCGAATTGACCTTTTTCCCAAAAGCCTGGGTGGCGCACCGGACTGCGGTCAAAGACGGAAATATCGTCCTGATTCGCGGCAACAAATCTTGCTACAACAACAAAAAAAATCTGGTGTCAGTTGACGGGCTAGAAGTTATTTCGAGTCTGAAGTCGTAACATTTAATATTTGAGGTCGTCATGACTGAGGAATATGTGGTGGAGATAGCTGGACTGGTTCCTGAGACGGTGACGATCGCGTTAAAGGAAGATCTGACGATATCAGAGGATCTTGCGCGAGAGGTCAATCGATCAGCCGCGCAGTTTGGTTATTATGCTGTTTTGGCTGAGAGAGCGCAGGCAAGGTTTCAGCGATTGAAATTCAGTCATGAGATGTGGGTGGCTGAAGTAGAGGCACAGCTGATTGAGGAGGGTCGCAAGTTCAAACTTGTCAAGGATATGGATAGAGAGGTTTCGCAGATGCCGAAGTCTAGGCTCTATCGCACAAAGTTGATTAAATTTGAGGAGGAGGCAAAGATTCTAAAACAGGTAGCTAAGGCGTTTGAGATCAAAAAGGATTTGATCCAAACAAAGTCATCAAATCGGAGATCGGAAATTGACGGAAAAATGGGAGCATAGGAAATGACAAAGAAGAAAGTGCCAGAGAAGAAGGTCGAGAAGAAAGTCGAGAAGAAAGTCGAGAAGAAAGTCGAGAAGAAAGTCGAGAAGAAACCAGAAAAAAAGGCAGAGAAAAGAAGTCACCACAAGAAAACAAAAATTTCAGAGATCGAGGTGGTTATTGCCGAGAAACCAGAGCCTAAGCCAGAGCCGCCAAAGATGCCAAAGAAAGACGAGCTAAAGGCTGCGGAGGATTTGGTTAGTGAAGTTAGGGTTGCATACGGCAATTTTAGGAGCAGTTGGTTTGAGTTTGCGCGAGCAATTACGATAGTTCATGACAGCGATGCCTGGAACAAACTTGGACATCCATCTTTCAAAGACTATTGCTTGGAAGAATTTACCGATATGAACTATTCGACTATCGTTAAATTCATCGGTGTGATGCATGGCCAGATCGGTAGGCTCTTGGGATCGAAGGTGGATAAAGATCCAGCCGCAAGTCTTCCAGCGTGGGAAACTTGCTATCAGGTCCAGGTTGCAGAAAAGCGTTTGCCAGAGAAAGAGATGCCGAAGCTTTACAAAGAAGTTCTCGATTGCAATGCGACTTTGGCCACGATTAAAGAAAAAATCAGAAAAGTCGGATTTAAACATGAAATCCTTAAAGAGAAAAAAGAGACATTGAAAGATGAAGATGTTTTTAATACCGACGATGGCGATGAGGTTGTTGATGTTGAGGGCGAGGTCATTGTTGATGAGATAGATGAGCAGGCAGCATTCCTAATTGACGTTGCAAAGCGGCTGAAAAAAGGACTTGAGGCTTTGACTGAGCAGGTCACAAGCGGGACTGACAAAACAGTTATGCTTGCAGAGATTTTATACGAGAAGCTTATTCCGATAGCGAATGCGTATATTGATAAGGTTGAAGATATCACAAGCGATGAGGGAGAATAGAATGGCGAAGCCAAAGAGTTTACTAGACAGGATGAAGGAGAAGGCGAGAGAGGCGAATGAACGTCGAGAAGCGCGACAGGCTAATTTCGATTCGACTAACTGGCTAAAGATTGAGGAGGGAGATAACAGGGTTCGTCTTTTGCCGCATTGGGGTGACGAAGACAAGTTTCCGTTTGAAGAGAAAACTGTTCATTATGTCCCAAAGAAAAAACGAGATGGAACGGTTTATAATGGGCCAATATGTTGCCTTGAGACTCTCGATAAAACGTGTCCATTTTGTGATGCGTGGCGAGTAGCAAAGAAGGATAATCCGAAGAGCAAAATGACAGAGGCGCTAAGACCGACAAAACGAGTGCTATGGAATGTGGTCACGTTTGGCGGCAAAGAGAAAGCAACAGAGCCAGCGGTTAAAGTCTGGGGTTGTCCTGAGTCGCTGCATGAGGAGATTCTTGGCTGGGTAGGCGATCTTGGTTCGTTTTGGGATATTGATGAAGGCCGCAATTGGAGAGTTAGAAAAACGATAGACAAGAAACGTGGCGCTCGAATGGGTACTGAATATAAAGTTTACCCGGACATGAAAGAGTCGGCATTGCCAGAAAAATTCAAGGCGCTGCTCACTGATCGCGTAGATTTGTCTGAGATATGGGCACCGGAAGCTGAGGCCGCATATGCATTTGCTTTGGCCGAATTGGGAATTGGTTCTGATGAATACGAGGAAGAGGAGACTTCAAAGCCAGTAAAGAAAAACCCCACAAAGAAGGTTGTTGAAGAGGATGAAGACGAAGAGGACGATACGCCAGTTTCAAAAAAGAAGGCTAAGGTCGTCGAGGAAGACGATGAGGATGAAGAGCCAGCTCCAAGAAAGAGATTTGAAAAGAAGGCTAAGGTCGTCGAGGAAGACGATGAGGATGAAGAGCCAGCTCCGAGAAAGAGATTTGAAAAGAAGGCCAAGCCAGTAGTCGAAGAGGACGAAGATGAAGAGGAGGAACCAACTCCGAGAAAAAAGTCAGAGAAGAGTTCATCGACGAAATCCCATTCTAAGAAGCGAACTTTGGATGACGACTTGGGAATCGAAGACGAGCTAGAGAAAGAACTTAGAACATTGGGGATCTGAAATGGTGGACAAACAGCAAGAAGACAAATTGGGAATGGTCCGAGATTGGATAGATGATGGGCTTGCTCCAGATGATTTTAACGATGATTTTATCTGTAGCCTTGAGGTGTCTTATGAGCGTTGGTCGGAACTAACGCCAGCTCAAGAGAGGGCGTTAGATAACATCATTAAGTCGTATAAGATAGAGGAGGAGTGATGGAAGCGGATAGAGTTAATTTCACTTTCGGAATGAAGGTTCCGGGTGTGGAACAATACAGTTCGATCTCTTTCAGTTCATCCCTCACGTCTGATCGAAAACCAGACGAAACTGTTGAGCAGGCATTTGAGCGGGTTCGAGAAATTGTTTTGGCTCAGGTTGATAAGGATTTTGAAGCGTATGGTTGAAAAAAAGAAAAAGTTTTCAAAGAAGAAAAAGGTAGAGGCTGTTGTCGAAAAGACGGCAGTCCTCACCGATAGTGACTTTTCTGATTTGGTAGAAGCGGCCAAGGATGCAATCCCTGACGTGTTCATTCCAGAAAAGGGATCTCTGCTGGATGTTAGCGACTGGATCGCATTACCGCCACCCATTTGTGAAGTCTTAGGCGATCTTCCTGGCTTGCCCTGTGGTCATATTGTAGAGGTTTTGGGTCTATCTGACAGTGGGAAAACGACTCTAGTAACTCACGCATTTATCGGAGCGCAGGCTGACGATGGGATAGCTGTATTGGTTGACTCAGAGCATAAGTACGATATCGACCGCGCAGTAGCAATGGGATTGAATAGGAGTCATCTGATAATCATTCCGGTTGAAACGATAGAGGAGGCGTTTGATAAGTTTGTGGCAATGATGAAGATCATTCGAGCAAAGCCTGAGTGGACGAAACGCAAAGTAGTTTTTGCCTGGGATTCGATTGGATCTACTCCATGCGAGAATGAACTAGACGAGAAAACGAAAGACCATGCGATGCTCGCGGCAAAGGCGATTAAGGCTGGGCTTAGAAAAACGAGATATTTCCTCAGAAAGACCAATGCTTCATTGCTGCTTATAAATCATGTTTATGAGAAGCAAACCAAATCACCATGGGAAAAGAAAACCAGAGGATATGGCGGCCATGGTCCAGAATTTTTTTCGACGATTAGGCTTGAGTTTACAAGGATTGGAAAAATAACTCAGAAGAAAAAAGACAAAACGACTGTGCTTGGGATCGAAACTCAGATTGAATGTATCAAGAATCATTGCGCAGCTCCATTTCGGAAGGTTGAGATTGAGATAGATCGCAAGGGAATTGTTTTCGGAGATCGAAAGGCAGAACTATGACACCGGCAGAATATATCGAAGAAATCAAAGAGAGTGGTCGAGCAGGAGAGATGTTCGGCAAGTATTTGACGGCGACTGAAAGAGCAGAGGCTCGCGAAGTGTTGGATGCCGGACTCAC